TTTGAATCATACGGCTCAGAAGAAGAACTTACAGAGGAAAATTATTATGTACCGGCAGAGGAAGAATATGTTTCTGTTAATGCGATTGGATCGCATATGCACAGAGCAAATTCAAATAGAGTAACGATCCGAGAAGATCATAACTATGGTGCTACAGTATCAAGACCATATTATAGAAGAGCGGCAGATGCTGCTGCTGGAAGCGGTAATACTGGATTTGGTGATTGTAAGCAGGGAGAAGATACTGTTGCTGGTAAGCACTTTGAGTCTGTTGACCCAGGTGGTGGTGAATTCAATGGTGAAGGTAACTGTAATAACAGTTGCCGTGACTGGGGACAAAACTGGTTGGGTTGTTTGAATGGATATACTCAGTCAGAGGGAGAGAACTCGGCAAGTTCTAGTGTTCTATTCTGTTCTACTTGGCCAGAAGATTTGCTCCTTTCTGGTGCATCTGCAAAATATGATCAACAAAACGCAGCATCTGGATCAAAACAGAGACTAAGTTTTGAGCAATCAATGACTGCAGAGAGTTGGCCTAATTATGCTTCAGATGTTGCTGTTGGAAGTCATCATCCATATGCTGGTGGTGGTGGAGATATCCATCCTATTTGTAAAAACGTAGAACAGATTACAGAAGCCCCACCAGGATCTGAAACTCTTGATAGAACAGAGCATGATCATAGAATCGATAGACAAATTGAGGATACTGAATATGCTTGTACTACAAGAGAAGCGACATGGAGACCAGATGGTCTAACAGCATCCGCTAACTTAAGAACATCATCTACAACTAAATTTGATGATATTGTTTCACCATATACCGTCGTAGAATTCCTAATTAAGTTTTAAAAATGGCAGTAAGAGAAAGAGGATTATACAACCACCACTTATCCGATATTAGGTATGCAGATGCACTGCCTGTTGGATCAATTGTTGGTGTCTATGTAGATAAAGCAAGTGCTCAGGGAGATGATCACATTGCACTAACTTCTAGTTCTTCTAATAAAGTTGCTGATAATTATCCTGGGTATCTTTACTGCGTTGGTCAGTCGTTAAGTATTAATGATTATCCTCTATTATATGAGGCAATTCAGAACACATATGGTGGTACTGCACCAGGAAGTGTTGATCTAGATCTTTGGCCAAACATTACTGGAACATTCAATCTTCCAGATCTTCGTATGAAGAGACTGAATGGTCCTGATGGTATTGACGGACCAGGATCTCTAACACCAGACAACGCTGCAATGACTGTTGGCGAAAGTGGTGGTGTGTGGTATGTGACTAGAGCACGTCAATTAGATGAATATACTATTGGAACTGTTAGAGTATCTGGTTATGATAGTGTAACTGGATTTATTTCTGGTGATCTTGGAGCAGATCCTGATGTTGCTGGTCACAGTGGTCTAACAGAAATTACTATTGGACCATTACAATCAAGAATTCTTTCTGGTCCACCACCACATTCACACCTCTTATTGACTAGTGAGCAAGATCTTAGAACTGGTGGAGTTGCAAATGGCGATCCTGTTGATGGTCTAGCTTCTCCAAACTATAATACAAACCGAGCACAAATTTCTATTTGGGATCCTGATGGTGCTCAACTAGGAAACCAAGCGGAGCACTCTCATTACCTATCTCTTGGAAGACCAGTAACTGTTGGATCTAATCCAATGTATTCTTATGATGAATCTGGTACATATCTAGATTCAACATATACTGGAGGTGGTAGTGGTGTATCAGATGTGTTCTATCATGTTGGACAGACTAGTGCTTTAAACTTGAGTATCAACTCTGGTACAACTCTAGAGAGAGATGGATCCAATAGTACAACATCATCTTCTGTGAACTCTATTAATTTTGCTTCCAGTGCAATTAGTGGATCTGAGGTTGGTGGATTTGAAGCTCCATCATCTTCTCTGCTATCTACGGGATCATTTGGAAGCAAATATATTTCTTTTGGTAGTGATGGAACCAGTTTACATGATCATTGTGTACTTGTCCGAAGTTTTACTGTTACTTTAGATGCTTCTCAGGGTCATGATGCTATCTGGATTATTGGTAGAGCAGGAAACGATAGCAATGGTGGCGAGAGACCAAACGAGTCATCTGAAACTTTGGATGCTGTTTGGCCAAATGGTACAGAGACTGCTGCTATTTTATCGTCAGGTCGCGTAGGTGGTTCTCAACAACACTCTAACTTATATGGACAATGGACTAGAATTGTAATTCCTATTCCAACTCAATATCAAGGTAACTCTAGTCTTCAAGTTACATTTAGATCTGAAATTAATGGAAGTCCTGCTGGTGAAACACTCTCTGGTGGAGATATGCAACCAAGAGATTCAACTGGAGCACAGTTGTCTACTCCACACCCCAACGCATATGATAGATATGGTATTGCTGGTATTGGTTTAACTGAAATTGCTAGTAGTGGTAACCAAGGCACATACTATAATAACTCATATGATAATGTATATGGAGTGTTTAAAATTAATGATGGACAAGTTAATAGTCGTGGAGATGCTGTTTCATTCCAAGAACAAATCTCAATTAGCTTGACTCCAGCGGAAGCAGGTATTACAATAAACGAAGGCGTTCTAACGATGAATGCAGGAGAACAGATAGAAGTAACTGCTACCATCGTACCAACTAAAGCTGTACCAACTATTCAGAAATATTTTAGGGTTAAATACTTAATAAAGGCATTTTAAATTATGGGACTAACACAGGCAGGGGCATCTAATTACACAGAAATGTTGACCCCCATCATGCCTATCAATTTGATGGGTGATAAGGCAAAGTTTGATGATTTTGTTGGAGTTTGGGAAAATTTTGTCCCAGATTCACTTTGTATGGATGTTATTGATTTTTGGGGAAAGGTTAGGTCAGAAGCAGTGTCTCTCCGTGCAGAACGAGACCTAAAACCACTCTCTTTTATTGATGAAGTTCCTGGTGGTATGAGTGGTACTTCACAGTTTCCTGGTAGAGAACTTGGAAGACTTGATAACTCTGTTATGTTGGAAACAATTAACAATGAGTTAGCATACAAAATTAATCAGTACCTTCAATCTTGTCTTAACCATTACTGTACTCAGTATGGTAGTTTAGCTAATACTCCACTTGCATCTTGGAATTGTAAGTTTCAAGAAACTCCTGCTGGTGGTGGATATCATGTCTACCATTATGAGAGTGGTAATTTCAATGAGTCACAAAGATGCTTAGTATGGATGATCTACTTGAATGAAGAGTTTGAAGGTGGAGAAACTGAATTCTTGTATCAAAAACGTCGTATCAAACCAACTACTGGGACTGTTGTTATTTGGCCAGCAGGATTCACTCACACACATAGAGGTAACTTAGTCCTTGATGGGACTAAATATGTTACGACAGGATGGTTCTATCAACAACCCGTTTAATAACATGGCTCAATCAAACAACGACATTATTATTCATGCAGGAACACACTCAATTCGTTGCGGTAAAGTTCTGCGAATTGTAACTGATGCTGAGTGGGAGCAATTTATCACTCCTGTATTGTTTCCGATGTGGGATTCTGATAAAGATAAGCTGATTACTTACAAATATCTACAAGATCCTACTGGTACAGTTCAGGTTGAGTGTGAGAAGACAAAGTATGTTCGTAATCACACAACGGGAGAATACTTCTGGAAGAACTATCTCTTCAGTGAGGTAGATCAAGATACAATCGACAAGTTCAATACAGAACTTAGAGAAGCATTTGATGCTATGGTCTCAGTTGAAATTGAGACTGTAGACGAGAAGTTTAAGTTCATTGTAGAGCAAAAGAAAGATCTATCTCTGTCTAGAGTTAGAACCTGGAAAATGTTCTTGCTTTGGTCTTGTGATTGGACAATGCTAGAAGATGCTCCACTGACTGATGAAGAAAAGGGTATGTGGAGAACTTATCGCCAAAAAATTCGTGACCTCACTACCCAGTTCCAGAAAAAGACACAAGTCCTAGCATCAATCAGTGTTCCTATTGATCCACAGATTTACAAAAATCATTATTTGCCGTATAATACTGCAGCGGCTCCATATTTGGAATCGGATGATCAGTGGATTTCATTCCCACGTACAACATCTCAACCAGGAAGCGTTAATGTTGATGAGTTAGATGTTGCGATGAATAAACTAATGAAGTGTGCATTAGAAATGCGTCGTCCATCAGCAAACTGGCATCTTCCAAATATCTCTGCAATTGGTGATCCTCTGGAATATCTCCTAGCAGAGATTGAGCAAAAGCAAGCATTGGTTGACGAAATTCAAGCAGCAGATGAAGCTGGAGAATTGAACACATAAATTTTTTGAGTTATTATGCTAATTCGTAGATTTCCTTTTTTTGACCCTGTTGTCTGTGATCATATTCAATCTTTTTATGAATTTGAAGAATTTGAGGATGGATCAAAGAGTGGAACTGATGATAGATCAATAAAAAGAAATTATGAAATGAAACTTTGCGAACCGCTGGTTTCATTTTTCTTTGATCAGTTCTATAAGAATCCACTTTCTAGAACCATGTTAATCAAGAGAGGAACATATCCAATGTTCCTCAAATATATCTCTTCGGAAGAAGGACATTATGGTTTTCACAATGATGCCCCATGCATGGGAAAAGATGGTCTGAGAAGTGACTATGTTATTATTGTTGGACTAAATGATGAGAGTGAATACGAGGGTGGGGATTTAATTATTAGATACGGAACAGAAAATTGTATGTTCCGTTTACAAAAAGGTCAAGCAATCTTTTTTGATCCAAACTACTGGCATTCTGTAACTCCAGTCACAAAAGGTGAGAGGAGAGTAGCAGTTATGTGGGTAGAAACACTAGTTCAAGATGCATTTATTCGCGAAGTATTGTATGATTACAGTGACTTGGTGTATTTGATGCACAAATCAATTGATATGGACAAGTGGAAAGAAAACTCGGACATTGAATTCCTGACCTACTGCAATTATTTTAGAAATAAAATTATGAGGCAGTACGCAGACTATAATGTGTATCGTGCTTCTGATGAGGAATTGGGTAGATTTGTCCCACCAATAAATAGATACGATAAGAACTGGGACCGTGCGTTCCCTGACTATGAACTCCCCGAAAGACTGAGAAAAAACAATGAAGTACAAGAATCTGGGTGAAATACTTTGCGATTACGCAAAAGTTACTGGTAAGTCTTACGTTTGGTACGATGCTAAAGGTATTCGTAGACTAGAAGATGCAGGTGATACAGATAAACTCAACCAAGTTTATGCATTCTATAGAGAATTCCTAGACGAACTGTTATATGAAGAGTTTTTCCACTCATCATATGGTATGCTTGAGTATAGCAATGATATTGCAGCACAAGATGCAGCAGAGGATTGGTTTCCTAGAGAAGCACAAGTACCTGACGCTGACTATTATGTTTATGCATGTGCATTCAATGAATCTGGTGCTATTGTGTGGGAGAACGTTCCAGTCCAAACACCTCCAGCATCTGAGGAGGATGCTGAGTAACTGTCCATGATTTCTTATGTTGACAGAATCCGTGATACTGTAAGTTAAAAGGAACTCCCTCTAAATTAAGTTCAATATGTCCATGTGGATGCTTCCACTCAATGTCCGTATCTTTGATCGGTGTGAGTGTGACGCATCCTTTTTTAATTTCATATGGTAAATTGTAATCAATACAACTTGGTGCATATGGTTTAGTTTTCCACACGTTAAACATAAGAGTGATTCTAGTTTCTCCCTCTGCTAACTTACCATAGTTACCAACAACACCATGAAAATATGGTAGGGACCAATTAATCTGCTTCCCCATCTTTGGAGCAGACCACATAGACCAGTGGTTTTCTCCTACTATGTACTGATTATCTGTTTTTTCCCAGTCTGCATACTTATCTACAACTACAGTTGGTTGTCCACTATCACATAAGTATAGAACTGTAGAAAATGGTGCAGAATAATATACCTGCTCTTGTCTCCATCGAGCAACATCAGAATCTACATGAAAATACCAACTGGAGGAGGATTCTGTGTGTTCTCTAATCCACCATTCCGCGCCTAGATAACTTCCATGCACTCCATGTTGCATTGCAGACTTTACAACGTAGTCTTCAATGATATTACTTGGTTCCCTATCAAAGGGTAACCACCATGTATTTCTTTGTTCTGGATTGTGTGCTAGGATATGCTCTGCTTCAACTCTTAGTCTCCGCGCATCACTCTCAAGAACATATGTACCGTAAGATTCAACACTCATGATGATACAGTTTCATAATTTGTTTCCCACTAGTATTTACCATCGTAAAATGGAAGCATACCAGGAGTGGAATGATGTATTGCTCACAAAGAAAGAATACATGTTCGATCCTGATGAGAATAATCATTTGACTGGTGAGAGTAGAGGAAAGGTATTTCTTCACAAGGATGAAGACCTCCTCCCATTTTTTACTGATGTGTCTGAAGCAATAGAAGACATGTTATATCGTATGGAAGTAAGAACAGAGATGTTTTATCCATACTTCATGAAGTCCTGGTTCACAATCATGAGTGGTGGATCACAAATGAAGGCACATGCACATGATTGTGCAGACATATCTTTTGTATATTATGTTGACCCTCCAAAAGATACTAGCATTTGTTTTCAGGTAGAGAAGAGTAACAACTCATACTTCTCTGGTATTTTCCACCATAAAGATGAGTATCGTACTCATGTACGTGGATACAATGCATTGAATAGTATGGTGAATGCAGTTCCTGTTGAGTCTGGAGATTTAATTGCATTTCCTAGTTGGATGAAGCATTATGTTGTGGACAGTCCTGATACAAGTGTTCGTGTCCGATCAGTTGCTGGTGATGTTAAACTAATGTTGAACCCAGATTATGAGGATTTGGAGACAGGTCTCATACATTACACACACTGGAGAAAGTTCAAGTAGTGAGTGGACAGTTAAATAAGCGTCACGGGGGGTCACACGACCCCCTTTTGCGTGTATAATACATTCAGTTGCACTACACCACATGTCTCAGGGTTCCCTTCCTGACCGCTCTACGCTCAACATCCACGACGCTGCATGTCTCGCACCGTTCTATGCTGCTCAAGCGCCTCACAGCGCCCCTGTGCCGTGGCGTGAGCTGCGTATGCGTGGTCTTAAGGCAAAGAAGCGTGAGGACTCTCTCAAGGGCATCTGTGACTCTTGGAACGCTGTTCATACTGATGCTCCTCTCGACTTCAGCAAGGTTGAGCAAGCACGCAAATCTAAAAAGAATGCTAAGAAACAGGCAAAACAGGCAGTTACCGCTTGATCTTGTCTTTAAATAGACATATACTAACTGCACACACGAGAGGCAACTATGTCTGAGTATTATGATCTCAAGAAACAAAAACGTCGTGATGCATTCAATCTCTTCTATGAGAGTGTGCTCAAACCAGATCATGAACTCAGACAGGATGCTCATGAACAAGAATGTTACAACGAACTGATGGAGTGGAGAGACGAAGTTCTCTTTCATCTTGATGGTCGCCGCAATGAAGAATTTTATCAATGACTGAACTCTATCCCTACATCGGACCAGACACCACCTATGATCAGCAACGCAAAAGTCGTATGCAGGATGCTATCGACGATTACCTC